GATCGTTCCATCAACATCAGGGAGCGTCAGCGTGCGGTCAGCAGTAGGATCGGCCACTGCCAATGTGGTTTCAAACAGGTCAGGCGTTGGGCCTTCAAATGTCAGTGAACCTGTAGAACCGATTTCAAGGTTGCCGGTTACGGTGCCGCCAGCCTTGCCAAGTTTCTCTGTATCTAGCTCTTGAATCGCAGTCTGAACATTGTTAGACGCAATGCCGCCAAAAGGCGTAAAGCTGATGTTAGTTGCTTGCTGTGATGCAATAAAACTTGAAACATCAAGCAGCTCCCAGCTTGACCCATTGGACAATAAGATGTCAGGTGGATTCAGCGACACGGCTGGGACAGGTGCGGTGCCCGTACCAAGCGCGCTAACCACCAGGTAATACTGGCTATTGGTTGTGGCTGCGGCGGGAACTGCTGACCCAGCCTCTAAGCCTGCTGCTTCGCCTGCAGTCGTTACTGACGCGACAAGATTTGTTGATGCATCGTACGTTCCAGCGAAGATGATCTCACCGCTGGTAATCGTGACTGGCTGCCAGGCGTTACCGTCCCACAGATACAGGTCGCGGTTGATTGCGTCAAAGAAAAATTCTCCTTGGAACCCTGCGGTGGGGAAAGTTACAACGCCCTCACTTGATCCCGCACCAGCAAATGTGACTGTTGAGGAATCAGCGAGTTTGTCGCCGGTAACAGAATTTGCGGCAATCCGCGCAATGTCAAAAGTTCCAGATGTGATTTTTGATGCATCAAGTGCAGGGATGTCTGCAGCAGCAAGAGTGTCCCCTGTCGTGACAATACCCTTGGCGTTGACCGTAACCTTCGGGTACGTTCCAGGGGTGACGACGCTGTCCGCAATTGAAATTGCACCATCAACGTCAACTTCCAATCCGCCAGCTGCGGGAACACTTACGGCACCAATTGCTGATGCAGTGGCTTCAGGTAAATCACTCGCAATTAGCTCAGTTGTGGCCGTGATTAAACCATTGCCATCAAATGTAATTCCAGAGGTTGTGCCGCCCGTCACCGTATTCGTGATGCTGATGGCACCTGCACCGCTGACGCTCAGGCCGGAGTCTGCAGCAACACTTACCGCGCCAACGTCAGTTGTTGTGGCCAGCGGCATATCGTCAGCAACTAATGCTGCGGTGCCAGTGATGTGCCCTTGAGCGTCAAAGCTAATGCCGCTGCGTGTGCCTGCAGTAATTTCATTGGTATGGCCAATGCTGCCGGTGGTTTTATCTAAACCACGGTCCAGTGATGCTGATGGGATCTTTGCTGCAGTGACTGTGTCATTGCTGAGTTTTGCGCCATCAATCCCGTTGGCAAGTTTAATATCGGTGACATTGCCATCAATCAGCGCATTGGTATCGACGGAGTCATCTGCCAGTTCACTTGCACCGACTGCGTTCGCTGACAGTTGAGCTGCCGTGACGCTGTTGCCCTGCAGCTTCGCGCCTGGAATTGAACCATCATTAAAGTTGGTCTTGGTGTAAGTAACAGATGAATCGGCAATCTGGGTTGTGCCGACCGCCCCAGCGGTGATGGTGGTGTTAAAGGTGCCGGTGCCGCTACCCGTGACATCACCTGTGAGCGCAATGGTTTGGTCACCGGTATTAGTGCCGGAGCTCGTACCGCTGAAGCTGGAACCATTCACCCATGTGCCAGTGGCAACCGCTAGGTCTCCAAGGCCCAGCGTGGTGCGTTGATCCGCTGCTGTTGCGTCATTCAGCAGTTCTCGACCTGCAGATGTGCATGTAATCTCCTGAATACTGCCTGCACCGCTGATTCGTCCCAGCAGAAGGTCGCCACTAGAAACGTCTTGGATTTTTGCGTAGGTGATCGCGTCGTCGACTACCTGTGCTGTGTCAATCGCTCCATTAGAAATAGTGACGGCAAACGACCCCGTGCCAGTGCCAGTGACATCACCTGTCAATGTGATGGTCTGGTCGCCCGTGTTGGTGCCGGAGCTGGTGCCGCTGAATGTGCCGTCCTGTGTGGCAAGCGTTCCAAGGCCAAGGGTTGTGCGTTGGGCAGCGGCATCCACATCATCGAGTAGTGCTCGACCTGCAGATGTGCAAGGAATTTCTTCAACATCGCCTGCCCCTGCCGTGGAGCGGCCCAGCAGAACATCAGTGTTGATGTTTTGGATTTTGGCGAAGCTGACAGCGTCTGCCGCAATCTTTGCAGTGGTTACACCGAGATCAGCAAGCTCAGTCGTGCCAACGTCACCTGCTCCGACGGTGCTGCCGGAGATCTTTGCGGCAGGGATGGTTGCGTCATCAACCAGATCAAAGCCGCCCTCCAGCAGATCCTTGACTGTGATCTTTTTGGTTTCAGCCGCCGACAGATCAGCAACAGCAACGGGATCCGTGGCTTGCAGCGATGCCCCCGCCAAAGCGGGCAAATTAGAAATCTCAAGATCTGGCAAGGCTTTGCCTCCTTAGGTCCGCAGAGCGTATAGGTGCATTCTAATCTTCTTGGAGCAGGCGACTTCCGTCCTCCTGTAGCAGATAATTACCGTCTTCTTGCAGCAGGTATACAGGTGGTCGTCCTTGCTTCAATACGATTTGGTCGGAAGTGACGAAATCGATGCGTGTTTCGATCGCGCGTTCGCTTGATACAGAAACGGAGACATTGGTGACGATGCATTTGGCCTCGTACCAAACGCTCTCGGGTTGCTCTATGCTTCCGGCGAAAATAAAGAATCGCCCGTTAAAATCTGCGCCTTGCTGCACTCGGACGACCAGTCGCGCCAAGTATGACGGGAACTCAGCTTGGTTAGATCCGTAGCCAGTACCGGCAAAAGACAAACCGCTTTCCCAAAAGCAGTTGAGTGTGCCTTGACCAGAGATCAAGCCTTGCTCATACTGATTCCTAAACTCATTGCCGAGGGATGTAAGGTCTATCGTGTCGCGGCTAGTGGTTAGGTCAAAATCACGGATCTTCGCCATGAAGCGATAACGGTCATTCTTAGTTTGTAGTGTGATATTCTGCGCTGCGCTCGGTGCAACCAGCTCCACGGCATCGCCCTGCTGTCCAGACAGTGAAGCCTGGAATTCGTTGTAGAGCCTGATTCCGCCTGCGTCATCAATGTGGATGTACCAGGCCCCATCGGGATAGTTGTGGCCTGAAACCAGCTGGAGCGTGGACCCGTCAACAGTGGCTATTTCTACTTTGTCGCCAGTGACGAAAGCCGCCGCGCTGAAATCCACCGCAAAGCGGCGTCGAAATACATTGACATCACTGGGGTCCAGTGTTGTCTCCATTGGGGTGTCCGTTGAGTCGCGGTCCAGCTCAACGGAACCCGTGTATCCGAGGTAAACCGACATCAGAGAGTTCCAGATCTAGCGTGCCCGCTGACTTCAAAAGTCACGTCAACAGAAAAGACCTCGCCAACTGCCATGCTCATGCTGACTCCGGTAATCCACGCATAAACCTCGATGTACTTGCTGGAGTTGACGTACAACTTAAAGACGACTGTGGTTGATTGAGTGGCCGCGCCATCCTCGATGCTGCTCGCACCAGACTTAATGATGTTGTTAATGAAGTCGCTGGCATTGCCGTCGGAGTGATAAAACACTCGACAACTACCGCTCATGCTGCGGACGCCGTTAATCAGCGTTCTGTCAGTGTCTTCAAGGCTGGTGGTCTCCAGCACTGCTTGCGACGCATTCAGCGACCAGTTCTGGACTTTGCCAATCTTGGACCCATCCACATAAAGCTGACCGTCAAGACCGCTGTAAAACGCCATGATGCGTCACTGTACGTTAATCACATTCTACACGCCATCAAGGTAGCCGGTAAAGGTACATGTCACCGTGCTGATGCCGGGATAGACGCTTTCCACTTGAGGTGGTTCGGCGTAGCGCCATGTCAGCCCCGATGCAGACTCTTTTATTTGGGCGGCAAGGTTTTCATTTTCTTTATCCGCTGTCCCCAAGCCAGCCAGTCCGTCGTTGCCGCTGAAGGTCACATTGGCAAAAGTCGCCATCCGCTCTTCATAATGATTTACGATTCGAGCTGCATCGGTATCGTCGATGTTCGCAAACGTCAGCCTTAGCTGCGCGTTAAATGGCCTTGGGCCATACCGAATTGCAGTAGTCGCCCCATTAAGAGCTTCAAACTGGATCTGCGGAAACTTTCCTGGCCGGTAGCTGCGGCTTGTCGGTTTTAGCCCTGAGGGGAATGACGCAGTCACAGTCGTACCAGTGCTCGTTTCAGTTTAAGCAATTTCTACGTCAAACCCCCTGTCATCCATAATTGCCAGCGCCCCGCTGACTTGTGCAGTATCGTCGGTCAGAGGGACGTGGCTTCCCGTGACCTCTACCAAGCCGTCTTCAGCATAACTCAGGGATTCGAGCTTGTAGATTCGGTCTTCAGTGGTGGAATTTTTCAACGTAAAAATTGTCCCACGCAAGTCCTTGGTCCTGCCAGACAATACTTGCAGGGTTCCTGAGCTGACAAAAGTTGAACCTGGCGTCCAGTAGTACACCGAATAATTGCCATTCGACAAAGGCGTGGTGCTGGTCACAACGCCGTCAGCGCTCACCGCTCCATTGTTGAAGCGGCTGGTGTGCGTGGCCTCGCTGACTAGGCGGAAATACTCGCCAGGTTCCAAGCCCATCGCCATCTCTGGGGTGGTCTGAAATGTCACGCTATGTGTCACCAGCGTTCGAGTGCGGATTGCGACTTGAGCAAAAGTGACCGGGTGCGTTGGGTACTGCCCAAAGGGCACAGTGCAGAACTGTGTCATGTCGAATGTTTCTTCTGGGTCGCTGCTACGATCTCCCGCCTCTTCTGCGTATACAGCTGAGCTGCCGCCTGAAGCTCTTACCGTTACGACACGGGTTTCAGGAAAACCGTTTTCTGAATCCTCTCGGTACAAGCAAACAGCTTTGAACGGTTTGCGCTCTTCAGGGTCAAGGAATACAACCTTTAAGTCACGAATGTTGCCGTCCGTAAATAGCGCAGAGATTGTGGGCTTTGCGCTACGGAGGATCGCACCATTGCTGTTGGTAATCGGTGTCGGGCGCAGCGAAAATTTGCCGCCAATAATTGTGAAGTCAAGTAGGCAGTATGCGGCGTTCTCAAAGATCCACTCACGAAGGTTCACCCTATCGGTAAGTACCCCGTTCCAAGTAAACTTATTAGTTCGGCAGTATTTTGCAGCGTTAGCCATCTCGGCGGCGTTGACTTGGTTCGCCCCAATAAGTTTGCCCGCGCCAATCGTCTCGTCGGTCAGCAGTGCATAGACAATCTCAGGTAGCAGGTTTGTCGCTCCTGTGCTGCCGCTGGGTTTTTTTACCTTTACGCCATACTTAAAGAAAGCCGAAAGTTCCGACAGTGATGACCATTCTTTGTCGGACCAAAGATTTAGCCCCGCATTTGCAAGGTTGTCGTACTGCGGTCCAGAGCCTCTATTGAATACAGGTGACGCGCCGACTGTTGTTTGGTCATTGTAGATGACTTCATTGACATATACGACTTCATGCTCAGGCGCTGAAGAATGGCTGGAGCCCTCGTTTGAATACTTGAGATAGTCCGCTAAAGCGTCAAACGGGTTCGTGCTTTGGTCTAGATCATTTAGATTTTTGCCAACAATATACTCTTTGTTGTAAAATGTTTCGGGCGCAGTGCTAACAAGCGTTCCAGCAAAGTAAACCCTGAATTGACCTGCACCCGGTACGTTTACTGCTGCCAAGCTTGTACTTACGCCAGGTCGTAACTGCCAGATGTTATTGCTGCTTCCCACCCAATACTTGTAAATGCTATTGCCCGGTATTGGGATAAGCCGGAATTCATACTGCCCAAGAGGATGCTCAATGAATAAATAGTTGTACTGGTCTTGGGGTGTATTGCCTTTTATGCAGAATATGTTAGTGGTGCCGTTGAGATTTGTCCATGTAGATGAGCCGCGCGTTCGCGCTTGAAGGCCGAAAAATGAATACCGGGTAATGTATTTGTTGATCTGGCCAAGAGTGATGTTTCCGCCCTCATCCTCAAAGTCAGCAATAGCCCCATCTGACGGCTGGGTGTTGACGTTGGCAAAATTAATTTGCTTCCATACATTGCTGCGAATGCCAATTTCAGTAACATTGCATGGGCGGCTATTTGAGATCGTAGCTAGCGCAACTCGCTGGATCGTTAGAAGCTGATAAGCGCCTCCCGTGTTTCCAATGGTTGCTGTCTCTACATTGTTGCCCGGCGAACTTTCAGAGACGGTGAATTGATAAGTTTTTGAAAAGGTATTGTCAAATGGCCTTTTGTCAAAAATTTCTGTGCATGTTGTCAGGGTCTGGCCAACCAAATAAGAGCTACCAATCCCGATGTTTGAGTCAATTTCAACTCGCCTAGTTTCTTGTTCTTGATTAATATCTACCCTCCCCCAGTCGCCAAAATTGCTGCCGTCGTATAAATCTTTGGTAACCTCATAAAAAATCCTTGTGCCCTTGCTCTGTATAGGCCCGTCGAGGAGAGTCGTTATCGCTGCTCCAATAAAGTAAGTACCACCTAACTTTCTACGCTTTTCCCTAGCTCTATTTTTTACGTCACGGCCCTGTCCATTTGGGATAAGCACCAGTTCATAAGGCAGCTGGAATGACATCCCATTGGGCATTGGCGCATAAGCTCCGAACTGCGTTTGACTTGATGGTGTACGCACACCGCAAAAATCTTCACTAGCGCCGACATCTGGGCGGAATATCTCAAAACCGTTGCCTGGGATTCTCGTATTAGTATCCCGCGTTTGCGAGTATTGCCCCATACCCTCTCCACTATCCTTGATCGCAAACGGATTTGGCCGACCTCCGTTTGTGCCAAATATCAACCGGAACTTGTTGGTTGGATACGAGGTGATCAAAGAGTCGCCAAGGGCGAAACCTTCAAAATCAGGGCGATCGGCGAGCGGACCACTGGAAAATAAGTAGATGCCCTCAAACTGCTGGGTTGTGCCGTAACTGGTCATTCGTGACCACAGCAAATTCGACGACACACGTACGCCGCCTTGGTTGACGCTGTAATCCGCAAAGACAAGCGGAATCACTTCCCCTAAACTTGCAACTGATTGGACGGTGTTAAATCCCGCTTGGGTGGCAAACCGTTTCGGTCCAGTCGCATCAGCTGTTTTTAGTTGCGGCGGGGCTTTTTGCTGGCCAGGGGATTTCGGCTTCGGTGCCAACAGCACACTGACAGCCGTTAGCGCAACACCAATGGCTAAATTAACCAAAATTGCGGTGGTGGTGGCGGGCTCGCAACGAATGTCTGGGATTAGTTCATATCCTTCCCTGCGCTCGCCGTTATGCGCTTGCGCTAAATCTACGAACATCCAATAGTCTGCCTCGGTAATACCGAGGACTTGGCACATCTCTACTTCCGCTGGCAATAAAGCCCGTGGACCTGCAGGGCGTCGAATCGGCTCCATTTCACCACCGACTCTGCGTAATGAATCCATCCGTCTAAATACCAAGTGGCGAGCCCATACCCGGCATCAGCCTGGCATAAGGCAACTACCCCACAGTCTAATACTGCAGTTTTCATACCCCACCGCTCCAGTTCTTCCTCGAAGACTGCTGTGTCGCCCTGCCGTAAACGCCTGTACCACTGACGCTGCGGCTCCGGTGTCGCAATACCGTAATAAGCTAAAACCGCACGCGCCAGGCTCAGGCAGTCGCCTGTGCCGTGTTGCTCAAAATTAGATCCCAAACGGTAAGGCTTACCGATGAGCTGGTGCGGGATCACAGGTTCTGCACTGCACCAGTTGTAGGCAAGGCTCCAACCAGCTTTCTGGTCAAAACCCGTGTTGGCGCTTGCGTTCCAATCGCGTCAAGACTGCTTGACAATACCAGATCGACAGCTTCAGGATCGTAGGAAAAACTAGAGACAAGCCAAGTCTCTGAGGTCAAAAGCTTTGAACGAAAATAAGTGAGGGGGTCCATCAACCAGTTCTCGACTGTAACGGTCGCAAAGTTGCCAACCAGTTGATTGGCGATGTTCATCGCTACGGGGTTGTTTGCTAAAACCAAAGCGGCTTGCAGGTTATCGCCGCTGCGGCTTTTGGTTGCACCTTGATAAATGAAAGACAAGTATGAATACCCGTTAATAGATGAGCCAACTTTGCCGTTTTGGTATCTCCCGTAGGGAGTATCAACAAAGGTGGCGATGGCTTGGATTGACATTAGACCCCGACGCGAGAACGGGTTGACCTGCTGTTCTTCAGGCTACTCATGGTGCGGTTGAATCCGCCGTCGGCGCCCTGCTTGGCTGCTTGGGAAATACCAGCGCGGAACTGATCCTCGGTAACAAACCTCATTCCGTTGATGTCAGTGACGTTGTAGTTGACCGAGATTGAACCACCGCGAGCGTTGCCGCTGCTGTAACGGTCCATTGCAGCCTGGCTGGCGCTGTTGCTGGTGACATAGCCGCCGCCTGGGGTCATTGTGAGCAGCTCTGGCCCACGCTCGCCCACCATGTAGGTGCTACCCGGTGACACCGGGCCGCCAGTAGCCCGAGTGCCGAAACCTAGGAAGCTGAGGATGCCACCGCTGCCAGCTGGGCCAGCCCATTGATTTAGGCCAGCGTTTATGAAAAGGGATCCAAGCTGCTTAAGGGCACCCGTAAGGATGTTATTCCAATCAGCCGTGCCGCTAATCAAACCATCGATAGCGCTTGTGATTGCGCCGTTCATGATTTGCCCCACGTCCTGCATCGTTTGCTTGAAGATGTCCGCCTCTTGGTTTGCTTTTTGCAGCTGCTCGTCAATTTTGGCCCCCTCAAGAAAGCCGCTGCGAACTTGGTCTAGCTGCTCGCTTGTGCCAATCAAAGATTCAGCCAAGCTTTTGCCGAACACAAATGCTGCCTTTAGCTCCCCAACTTGCTTAATTGTTTTTAGCAACTCATCACGCTGCTCGGCTGCTGCATCCTTAACACGCTCTTCGGCATCTGCTCTTTCATAAGAGATCTGCAATAGTTCTCTCATCAACGGATCTTGCTCAATTGTTAAAGCAAGTTCACGTTGCTTTTGCTTAAGGAGCTGTTCTCCAAATTCCGTTTGCCGCGCCAAGACTTCTTCTGGGCTAGGGCCAGAGCGACCACGACCACGACCACTACCACGACCTTTCCGATCAGTTTCAAGGTCGGGCAAACCCAACCGCTTTCGT